GTCTGGCAGCCGGAGATCCGGGCCACGGTGCAGACTCTGGAAGCTGACCTCCCCAGCTCCGACGCCACGGAGCTGACGGCGGAGGAGTATTCCACAGAAACCGCAACGCTGGAGCGCATTGTCCCCCCCATGGACTACATTTGCGCATCGGAAAACCGGCTCTGGGGCGTGGCGAACCGGGTGCAAAACCGGGCGTGGGACCCGGAGACCAGGACGCTCAGTACCTTCTACAGCCGAATCATCTACGCCTCCGCCCTGGGGGAGCCTACGGTGTTCGCCCTGTTCGCCGGGCTCAGCACGGATTCCTGGCAGACGGCGGACGGCACTGAGGGAGATTTCACCGCCATCTGCCCCTACGGCGGGCGCGTCCTCTGCTGGAAGGAGGACAAGCTGGTGGAGGTCACGGGCTACACACCGGACACCTACGCCACGGGGACGGCCACTATCCCCGGAGTACAGGCGGGGGCACACCGGACCATTATCAACATCGCGGAGCGGCTGTACTACCTGGGGCCGGAGGACGTATACGTCTACGCCGGAGCTGAGCCCCGGCGCATCGGCGGGAAGCTGGGGACCATCCCGTACTCCGGCGGCGTTGGCTGGACGGACGGAAAGCGGTACTACCTGAACACCCGGAACACCCAGGACGAGGCGTGGGAGACGCTGAGCTATGACACGGTGCGCGGTCTGTGGATGCGCTCCATGGCGACATACCCGGAGGTCAGGGCCGCCGTGAGCGGCGAAGCGCCGGAGGTGCTGTACTGGGACGGCAGGTATACCAGCCGTCGGGAGAACGGCAAGGCCGTGGACGAGGGCAACTCCTCCGGCTACCTCTCCGCCGTCCCGTGGTCCGCCACCCTGGCAGTGCTGGACGAGGATCTTCCCCCGGAGCGGAAGCGGCTGCTGCGGCTCATCATCCGGTACAAGCTGGGGCCGCTCACCATCGGGGCGGGGGATCAATATCTCCGGATCAGCACCATATACGGCGGTCAGGAGCGCACGGAGCGGACCATCCAGACCGGCTCCGGCGGCGAGGTGGAGGGTACGGTGATCATCCCCATCGCGCCCCACAGACAGGACAAGGTGCTGCTGCGCATCCAGGGCGCGGGGGACGGCGCTATCATGAGCATCACCAGGGAGTACACCGTGGGGAGCGTATACGGAGGGATCATGCCGTGAGATTTCGGAGGAAGCTGGATCTCCGGGGCGTCCGGGACAAGCCCCAGGCCATCCAGGACCATGTGAACGAGATACAGGCGGAGCTGGAGCGGGAGCTGACCCGGCTGGAGACGCGCCTCAGAGCTTTGGAGAAGGAGGAAGAGCATGGCTAAGCCCAGGAAGGACGTATATCTGGAAGACGACGTGATCGGCGGGCAGAAGATCACCGGGCAGCAGAAGGACGCACCCCTGAATCCGGGCCGACCCAACCTCTCCGGGGCAAACCGCTTCGGGGAACAGTTCGCGGACCTGCCGGACAATGGGACACTGCCTGCCACGCCCTATCAGGCTGCGGTCACGGCGGCGAGCCAGCCCGGGGGCGGGCTGGACATCCAGAAGGGCCACGGCTGGCTCAGCCTGGACGAATGGGATGATCTCCGGGACCAGGCCGTGGGGGCCGTAGGGGACACCACACGCATGGCGGACGTGCCTACCCTGCAGCGCGGCGTCGCTGCGGACCCGGCCAGGGACATCTCCACGCCCGTGGAGGTGCGGAAGACCGGCTCGGTGACGAATACCCCCACGAGCTGGGGCGTTCTCGCCGGGACCTCCGAAGCCACCGGAGCCACCGGAGACACCGGCGCTTCCGGCGCGGTACTCGGCGGGACGAATCCCGTCACGCCCTGGAACTTCGGAGCCATGGGCGGGGTATCCGGGAGCACAGCTCCCGCCTCCGCCGCTGCGTACTATCAGGAGGGGCTGAACGGCAGCGAGTTCGACGGCCCCACCGGGGCATACCGGCAGGGCGCCATGCAGCCCGCCACGCCCTATCAGGCGGCGCTCTGGAGCTACGGAGAAGCCCCGCAGTACCGGAGCGGGGAGTGGGATCAGAGGATGCGGGACGCCCTGGACCGGGCAGGGCGGGGAAAGTTCGAGTACGACCTGGAATCCGACCCCGTATGGCAGGCCTACAAGGCCCAATACACCCGGGAGGGGCAACGGGCCATGGAGGATACCCTTGGGCGCGTATCGGCCCGCACGGGCGGTCTGGCGAACTCCTACGGGGCAACGGCGGCGGCGCAGCAGCGGAACTACTACGGACAGCAGCTCACGGACAAGATCCCGGAGCTGTACCAGGCGGCATACGAGCGATACCTGGCGGAGTATCAGCGCCAGCTGGGGCTAGCGGACGCCTACAGGGGGCTGGAGGACCGGGACTATGAACGCTGGAACAACGGCGTCCTGGGGCAGTAT